GCGTTAGTCATCACTTGTTGTACAGTTGCCTGTAACGACTTTGCTGGTTCAGCTGGAGCGGCGTTTTTAGTTGGCAAATTTGCCACAGTATTGTCAGCCATTGTTCTATCTCCTCAATAGTTTTTTAGTTGTTTTTATTGCAATAAATACACCAACCCATTAGGAAAGTGTCAATTACTATTTATAAAATTACAGTCTTTTAAGAAAAGATTCAAATACTTGAGCGTTTTTCTCTGCTCTAGCAATTCTCTCTTTACTCTCTACCTGTAACTTTAATCTGTTTATCTCTTGCTCTTTCAAAATCCCATTATCCCAAACCCATTCTTTTCCTTCCATAATACCTTCTACGAAAGCATCAGGAGCTGATGGATCTGCAACTATATCAGCTGCGGTTGCAAGATAAAAATCGTCTTTGACTACATTGGCACCACCTACATTTGCAAGTGTACCCATTCCTCTACTTGAAACTCCAAGTCTTGCACCCTCATCAATTAAACTTTTCACTATTTTTCCATATGGGGTATCGAGTACTCGTGCTTCACCTATAAAATTACTGCCTTCTGGATATAGAGCATTAATCATGTGCGAAACTCTTTCTAGGTTAACGGTTGGCCCGTCTGGATGACCTAGTTCACCAAATGCTCTTTTCTTTTCTATGAACTCTCTATTATATCTTAACACTTCTTTTTGAAGTATCTCTTTAGGATAGAGTCTTCCATTTCTATTTTTCACGTCAGATTGCATGAATATACCTTTAATGGAATATTTTTTCTTTCCATTACTAGTTTCTTCAACAATATATTCTGCGTTTGATATTTCTTCGGTAATTAACTTCATTTGTATCTATCTCTAATTTCTCTCTAATATTTATACAAATTGCTATCTGAAAACCACTAAAATTGTGTAATTATCGCCATTTGCAAAATTCTTTGTAGAGAGTAAAACATCACCTGTAGGTGTTGTTGCATTGTTTAGAATCTCGTTTCCATCGGCACGCAAGTCCCAAGAACCTTGACCTGATAAAGAAACTGCGGTAGCATTTGTTGCACCTTCCCAAATTATCTCTACAGCTGACTTTGCATTTGCTGTATTTACTGACCAAAATATTTTAGATATTTTTCTATTTCCATCAGTAGTCATAAAGGTTGTATTTGAAGCGTCTATTTTTTTAACTAAATTCTCTCCTGTACCATCAGAATAGTTAGTCATTTTAACAGCGTATTTTACGCCTGTTGTATCTGTTAATACTTGTGTTGATACTGTATCAGCCATATTTAATCCTTATTGTGCGTCATAGTAAGTTTTTGATAACTCACCACGTTCAGTTGTTTCTCCTGTTTTTCTACATCTAATATAAATTTCTTGTACATTGCCATCTGCAAAAGTAAATGTTCTTATACCACCTGAAATAGTTACATTTGCACCATCAGCTGAATCAGGATATGTATCACTAACAGTAGCAGTATTTTCAAACTCCCAAATACTATTTGATCCTGGAACAGTTACCCAAGCCATATTACTTCCTTAAAATTGTTAATGTTTCTTTATCAAAGTAATTCATTAAATCTTGTTTGCTTACACCATGTTGTTTTGCAGCTGTGTTTACATTTTTTTCAAAGTTTGCAATTACATCAGCGTCTTTGTCTGCAGCTCTAAAAACCATATCTACAGCACGTTTCATTTTAGGTGTAAGTTTATTGTATTGTCGAGTACGTTTGTAATCGTTTGCTTCAGTAATATTATCTGATATAAATTTACTGAGCCACTTCATCACTTGCTACCTCTGGTGCAGGAGTTTCAGCTTCAACGTCATTACCAGAAAAAGGATTAGCTTCTGGTGCATCAGCACCAACTTGTCCTGTAAACATTGATCTCGCCACATCAGTTTTAGCATCATCTAATCCAGAACTAACTTTATCAGCAAGAGCATTTTTTAAATCTTGTCCTGCTTGAGCGCTATCGCCTGTCTGTAATGAATTAACAAATTTATTAATATTTTCTTTACTCATTATTTATCTCCTAATGTTGATTTTTCTTTTTCACTACCATTCGTTTCTTGGTTAGGCGTAATGGTTGGTGTTTCTTCGGGCTGAGCTTCAGCACCTTCTTCTTCAATTTGTTTGTCGATTTCTTCTTGTTCTTGTTCATTTTGTTTTAATATTTTGGTTCTTATATATTCGTTAGAGAAATATTTACCAACATACCCTTCTAGTTGTTGAGCCAATTGTACTCTTTCTCTCATCATTTCGCTGTGTTTTAACTCAGCAAAGTATCCATCTTGTAAGAAAGTATATGTAATATCTCCCATCATCATATCCCATTCTTCAGGCGCAATGATACCTTTTAAAATTAATTGAGTTTTTAAAAGATCATGGAATAACATACAGAATTTCTTTCTTAAACGACCTACAAATTTAGTAAACTTAACTTCATCTCTACTAATTTCTGCAGCTCGACCAAGATTAAAACCTTGACCACCTTCTAATCTACTAATAGGTATATTAAGAGAACGATATAGTTTCTTTTGGAAGTATTCTATATCCTGTATCTCACCTAAGTTTTGACCACCAGGTAATGTAGTAATTTCAGTTCCTCTCCCACCTTCTCTACGAGGTAACCAAAAGTCTTCTAACATACTCATTTGATTTCTATCATCTTTAATTTCACCTGTACTTGCGTCATACACAAGTTTGTTTCTATATCTAGCCATAACATCTCTCAAATATTGTTCAGCTTTGATCTTAGGTAAATTACCTACATCAATGTAGAATATTCTTCTTTCAGGTGCTCTAGCAATTCTGTAAATAACAACAGCGTCTTCAATCATTCTTAATTGATTTACTGGTTTAATTGCTTTGTGTAAATATGATAGTACTTGATTTTGTGTTTGATCTATCAGACCTGATGGACAATAAGAAATAGCATCTGTTGCTATTCTTAATCCACCTGCGTTAGATGTAGCAGTTGGATGTATTCCTCTTTCATTGAAAATATAATATTCTGAAAACTTATTTTCAAATGCAAAAGATGATGGCATTCCATCTGTTCTTTGTTTTCTAACTTCTCTTATTTTTTTGATTTTTCTAGGATCAATATATCTTACTTCAGTAATTCCTAGTCTTGGTGAGTCTTTATCAATAATTTTATGATAGTATAATCTACCATCCACATACCATCTTCTAAAGATGTCGTGGCCTTTAATGTCAAAGTTTAATAACTTTAACACTTCAGAAAAAGACTCTCGTATTCTTTTCTTAATAGAATCTGAATAATCTATTTTACTTAAATCCAATTGTACAGATTGTTGATTTTCATTTGATACAATTGCTTCAGATACTATATCTTCTATTGCAAGATCACACTCAGGATGCAATGCAACTTCTCTATATCTTCTTATTAAATCTAATTCGTTTCGTGCCGTAGCATCAAAACCTCCATAAGACGCAAAAAATCCACCAGCGGGGACGGTTTGTGTACCGTCTTCCGCTTGAGGTGGAACTATATTTTGTCTTGGATCGGTAGAGGGTTCTTTTAAACGCTCTATCTTAAACCCAAACAGTTCAGCCATAATTTAGTTTCTCCTATTACTATTAATACTTATAAGGGTATTAAGTAGTAGTATTTGTTTCAAAGTATTGGTATCTATGTGTAGCAGTAAAACTCTCTACAGAGTTGTTATCGCCATACGATAGTGCAATATCATCCAGAGTTGTTGGAAACATTCCTCTAAATGTGTATGATTTAATCACATTACCATTTCGGTCTAACTGATCAACAAATGCGTCAACTTGATAATCTACTGGATTTGTTAATCCTTCGTTATCTGACATATTGTTGATACCGTTTAACCATCTTTCGTATGCATTACGAATTAAGAAGTTAGTATCATTTAGAATTGTAGTTGTCCATGTAGCAAATGTTCTATCACCTGCAACATATAACTCTCTTCCTCTAAATGGAATAGCAACTTCGGTTACTGTCATACCTGGTAAAGATGTAGATGTAGTTAAGAAAGACATACTTTCAGTCTCCCCACCTACAGCTGCATATCCAGGGAAAGGCATTGTCACTCTGAATTGGTTAGCACGAGCGCCGCCGCCTCTTAACTTAGCTTTAAAGTCATTTATATTTGGCATGATTCCTCCTACGCTCCTACTACTTCTTCAAATGCAACACCTGTTCTTGTCGCAACGAATTGTAGTTGTATAAAGTTAATTGATCTGTTAGGTTTAACGAATATATCCGCTCTAAACTCATTTCTATCAATGACATCACCGGTATTGTTTGATGTATCACAAACTACTAAAAAGTCTGTAACACCTCTTCTACCTTGTACATCTCTTAGGAATGGTTCTACGATATTTCTAAATTGTGCTCTTGTGAACTCATCATTGAACTCAAACAATTGAAATTTAGAAGCCGTAGAGATTGCTTTTTCTAAAGTGATAAACAATCTTCTAACGTTTATTCTATCAAACGCACTTGGAGTAGATAAACCTGTTTTGTCACCAAATAGAACAGTTCCCTGTCCTGGTAAAGTAACAACTGGATTTATTCTAGCTCTGTATAACTCATCTCTTTGTGTTTTTGATGGGTTGTATGCTAACTTAACAGCACCTCTAATTACTCCTCTGTTGAAACCAGCAGGTGAGAACCATGAGTCTGCAACTAAGTCTGTTCTTGCAGCCAAACCAGCAATATCACCATTTAATGGTACATATCTAAACACGTCATTGTATTTGTCGTAAGTATATTTGTAACCACTATCAAATACAACGTATGAAGATGATCTAATACCATCAAAGAAAGCTTTAACGTTTGTTGTTTGTGTTGTTGAACTTGTAACACCAACTACGTCTGTTCTTTCTGGTGAAGCAAAAACGATTGCGTCTTTTCTATTTTCAGCAACTGTAATAAGGTTATCTATGTGAGTAGCGTCACCTTTTCCAGCAATGATTAAGTTTACATCTACAGTATCAGCGTCTTGGTATCTTTCATATGCAGTTTTTATTTCTGCAACTGAAGCTGCTGATCCGTCAGCACCACCACTTAAACTTGCGTCATTAAGAGCTGAAACAGCAGTAAATGTTACTCCTAAAGCAGGATCACCCCAATTACCAGCTGCACCTGTTGACTCGTGAGCAGTCCAATAAATGTATTGTGATCTGTTGTAGATTACATCTTTGTAATAGTTTGAATCACCTTGTGGTGTTTTAGCATCACCTGCTACTGATACTGAGTCATATACTTCTAATACTTCCCCAGCAGTACCTGTAATACCACCATCTTCATCAACCACTACTATGTGTATTTCATCATTTGATCCACCTCTTGCTGAAGTGTATGCTGATGTTCCTGGAGCACCTGATACTAGATCATAGTATCTCCATCTTCTTCTTATTGTTGAAGCGTCAGCTACAGCAGTATGTAAACCACCTGTACCTGAAGGATGTCTTACGAATGTTAAATCATTTGTTGCAATTGCAGTAATTCTGTATTCGTATCCACCTACTTCTCCAAAGTTTATAATATCACCTACGTTTAATACTGAACCATCATCTACTGTAATTGTTGTATCTCCAACTGCTGTTGAAGCATCATCTACTGTAGCTGCTGAAGTATTTTCGTAAGCTGATGCTGTGTTAGGACATATTGAAACTTTAATATTATTTCCCCACGCACCTGCAGTTCTAGCTGCCCATAAACCGTCTGGTGTAAAACCATCCTCATAATCTGAATTATTTTTAATTAGTGTTGCACCACCGCCACTTGCAGTAGCGTTAAATGCACCTGTATTTGTTGCTCGTACAACTCTTAAACTTGATGAGTATTGCAAGAAACTTGCAGCACTAAAAAAGTATTCAAAAGTGTTAGAGTCAGGCTTACCAAATGTTTCAACTAATTCTTTTTCAGAAGCAATAGATACTACTTCATCCATTGGTCCTTGTGAGAATTGTCCTGCAATAGCACCGATCGTTGTAGCTACTGCTGGTATTACGTTTGTTAAGTCTTTTTCTTGTACGACAACACCTGGTGAAACTTGAAATGCCATATATGTTGTTCTCCTCTTATCTTATTAGCTAATAGGTATCATTAATCTCGTTTATATTTATAATATTTCGCCTTTTCGCACGGTCACTGGAGTCCATCGTTCTCCTGAGTCATCCTGAAAACTATCATCATCTAAACCATCATCCATAAACCCGAATGGTGCCATATCTTGTTCTATTGCATTTTGTTGTTCTTCATACATTCTAGCACGTACATCTTGGTCTGTCATCTCTTTAAAATATCTTTGATTTGTTATCCATGCAAATATGACACAACACATAACTAAATCATCATTAGAACCTTCTTCAGCCTGCCAACCACTACCTCGTCTTACAAATGTTGACAATTCTTGTATAGTATGAAAATCGGGTATAAGCATCTTGTCACCTTCAAGTAAAGATTTTAAATTTGAACAACCTATACGTTTTACTTGTTTGGTCATACGAACACCTAGTTGAGTTCCTCGTTTACTAAAACCTCCACCCAATACTTGTCCTGCTCTACCTTTCATCATACACATTAATAAATTTGTGTATTCTAATTCAAACTGTAAAGCGTCTGCTATTTGATGACCTAAATCATTTACTTCAATACAAATATGAGCATTGTTATATTCTTTTGCAACTTTTTCAATTGTATGAGGAAACAATATAGGTTTAATTTCATTATCTCTAAACTTTGCAACCATCTTATAGGGCATTTTTGAAACATCAAATACAGTAAAGGCTGAATAATCTCTTATCGTACCACGAGCAACGTCAACAGTCATAACATAGTCTTTACCCTTTTCTACTCTTTCATACATATCTAAACCTGCGTTTGAAACTAATGGTGTAGTGTGTGACAACATTCTTAATTTAGATGGATTAATTAATGTATCAACTGATCCTACAAACTCACATTCAAACTCGGTAGCAAATTGTGCTTCACTAGTGTTTCTTATAGTTTCTTCTTTCCACTTATCATCTCTACCTGGTACTTCAGACCAATGTACTTCAATAGGTTTATAGTCATTTCTTCCATGTATTGAGTCATTCCATAGTTTATAAAACATATTCATTCCATGTGGCGTAGATACAATCATAACTTTAGAAGATTTACCAGAAGAAATTGTAGGATAAACTGAACTAAAAAATTGCTCAGATATATTGTTAGGTATGAAAGCAAACTCATCAAGGAATATTATATTAAATGAACCACCTCGAATAGCAGAACTTGATGTTGCAGCTGCAAGTATCTTTGAACCATTTTCTAATTCAAGTGAACCTTTGTTCCAGTTTAATACACCTTGTTGTAACCATTTAGGTAAGTTTTCGTATGCAAGTTGTAATCTACCTAACAAATCTCTAGCAGTAGAACTTTTGTTGGCAAGTATGGCCACATTGATATTATCATTGAATATAACTTGATGTAGTAGATATGCAATAATAGTAGTTGATTTACCAGACTGTCTAGGTAGTTTACAAATAGAAAAACGATTTTCGTGGAATGTCTTAACCATTTTTTCCTGAAATCCATACATATTAAAAGGCACTAGACCTTCATCAATGTTTACAATTTTAGTATATGTCTTTACAAAATGTATAGGGTTTTCCATACACTTAGCAATCTCTCTTATTTGTTCTTCGGTATATTCTTGTTTGAGATTTGCTTTGTAAAGATTAGGGTTACCTAAGTATGCTTCACTCATCATTTACCTTTTTAAAATCTTTATCTTCTTCACTTTGAACTTGTGTGTTTTTGTTCTTTAACATTTTATGTAATTCAGCTGATGAACCTACAAACAAGGCCTGTTTAATATTTGTATTATTTGTTTTATTAGGAACGTCTTTTAATGTTTTAAGTTTACCTTGTAAATCTTGTAGTTTATCAACTGTATCAGCAACTTGTTTAATAAGATTACCTGCAACTTCGTAAGCACGAGGATGTTGACTTTCGTTTGCAATATCCAATATGCCTTGAATTGCGTCTTGGCCTCTTTCGATTAGATTGTAATAATTTTCTCTACTGTATTTGTAATCATTATCCACATCTTCTTTTTCTTTATCTTCTATTCTAGGAACAGGTGGAGTATATTCTTTTTTAACTACAGCTTTAGTAACTGGTTTATCGTTAGTGATGCCAAGGGCTTCGTTTATTTTATCATCTATACTCATAATTACTTGTCAGTATCACTTGACGGATCATAGTTTTTTGAATCCGTAAAACTTGTTATTGTTGTTGTAAAACCAAAATCATCATCTGAACTTGCGTTAGTTGGATTTGGTACAACCACAATTCTTTCTTCTCTTTTTTCAGTTGACTCTGTATCTGAATATATATCAGCCTGTGTTTTTTTAATGACTCTTTGCGAGTATATAGGACCATACAAATATGTTTTTGCTGTAAAACTTAAAGTATAATTGACAGCACGTCTTGTGGTAAATGAACCATCGTAGGTATCTTCATAATTAACACTATTTAAGATAATTGGTACATCTCTTTTAATACCCATACTTGGTATTGTATTAATTGTAACTGTATAATCTGGTTGAAAATATGGCAATATTTGTTCTACTATTTGTAATCCACCTTCAGCGTTTGCTGTAAATGAATATAAATTAAAAGATATATTATATGGTACAGGATTATATTGATAATCCATTACATCACCCCTATCACTTCTTGGTGCTCTAAACTTACCTACTTTTTGTAGTTTACGGCCTGCGTCATAAGATATTCCTGTTATTTCAAAACCCATACGAGGTAAAGATATTGAAAATTCTTTATTTGTTAAATCTGATTGTTGCTCTAATCTTACTAAAAACTTTTCTTTTGGAGAGTATGCTAAAGGTACTCTAATAGATTGTACGACATTATCATTACTGTCTGTTCTATGAATAACAATATTATTAAAAATTGTACCAAAAGCAACAACAACTTTTCTTAATGACTCATGGTAAAAGTGTTTTCCAAACATATTTAAATTCCTTCATCTACTTCACCAAAAGGATTTCTTTCAGTAAAATCTAGTATATCGTCTGATGTACTTGTTGTATCAAAACCAGCATCTGTTTCGTATGTTGTGTTATCAGCATAATTTTTTGATTGAGTTGCAATATTAAAGTCTTCACTTATCATATAGTTTGTTTCACCTGTTGAAGACTCAAGTAATATTGAACCTGTATCATCTTCTAAATTAATTTGGTATCTTAATTGATCTAGTGAATAGTTATCTTCCGCTTCACCAATTTGAGGTATAGTACCATCAATTCTTTCTGAACTGTATTCAAATTTAGTAGCTCGTAATTTGTATACAGGTAAATTACCAATTTGAAAAAATGGTTCCTGATCTTCTACAAACTGTATTTCAAAGAAAGAATTAAATAAAGGTACATAAATTAAGTCACCCTCATTTGGTCTTCCTTCTTTAATCAACGTTGCGTTACTATCAACCTGATCTTGCCATCTTCGTTTTGCAATCACAAATGTTGTGTCATCTCTTATTTCTAAACCAAATTTAGAAATTAATTCTTGTTCACCTTGAAAACCTTCAGTTGTTTCAACATACATTTCAACCAGATATGAATCATCAAACTTAGAAAGTACATCTTCTCCAAGTATTAAATCCTGATTAACTAATGTTCGTGGTAAGTAAAATACATCTTGGCCATATATCTTTAGGCCTTCTATAATTAAATCTTCGTGTAAACGTTTTTCAGAGTCACTTCCGATCCCATTGCCACCCTGGAAGTAATGATTCACAGGCATTATGAAGCTCTCCTTAATGCAGCCAATCTAATCTTTTCTATAGTTTCTTTACTATGTTTTCTGCCTAGTTTAGATTTACTCATTTTTAATTTTGTTTCTGTAGTATGAGTAAGACCAACTTTTGATTTACGAATATTATCGCACCACTCTTTTGATCTTTTGATATTTGACATTTTAATTGATTTAGATTTTGCACCTTCTTTTGTAAAAAATTTTGATCTATCACCACCCTCACCACCTGGTGTAAGATTTAATTCAGGCTTAAGTTTTGCAATCCAAAAGATTTCTCTTTCTTCTAATTTATCTAATGTGGTTGTTTCTAATAGTTTGACTTTTAATTTAGACTTGTCTATTTTTTTGATAAGAACACCTGATCCGTAATAGTCATTACCACGGCCGTTAGTTTTACCTACATACCTTTTATTCTTGTATGTAGTAAGATAAATTGAGGGTTGATTGAATCTCATACATACTACCCTATCATATATGTTACAGGCGTTTCGTATGTGCCTCTTATTTCTTCTTCTAATTTTCTTATATCTTCTTGTGCTTCTGAAAATAATTGTTGACCATTTAGTGATACTCCACCAATCATAGTCACACCATTAAATTTTGAAAGGTTTGCACCCCATTGTCTTTTAAATAAGGCTGTGGCGTATCTTTTTAAGTATATGTCATTATAAACATCTGTCATAACTGTAGGGTCTAGTTTTCTAAAACATTCAATAACCAAATACTCACCTACTGATATATCTGTTTTCCAATCCATATCTACATATAATCTATTATTGTATTGATTAAATCTTATAGGTTTTTCACCTACTAATATGTGATCTAAAAAATCTAAATGTTTCATTACCATTTCATAATGAATAATTGAAGTAGATGAAAAATCATATAGATCGTTTAATCTCATTTGATATCGTATATCAAACATATTTTGATTGCCTCTATTTGAAAGAGGAAAAATTCTTGTTACTGCCAATACAGCTTCTGGCACTACTATAAAATTATTTTGTTCAGTCCATGTAGTAGTTACAGAATTTTTAGTTACACTTGAAGATGTATCTCCATCAGGAGATTTGATTCTATCTACATCTGACTGAGTAACTTGATATTTTAGATATGTACGCTCAACACCGTCATAGTGATATTGTGCGAAATACTGTAAAGCTTCATCTAATCTGTCCTCTAATTGATCGTCATCTACGTTAATTTCAATTACAGGCTTACCAAGTGTTCTTAAAGCGTATTGTTTTAATTCTTCTCTTGTTGCTGGGTTGGCCATATGTTATCCTTAGTACTATTTAGTGATTTCTATATAGTCAATATCTAAAATTCTTTTGTTTTAGATACTGTTTTAATTTGTCAGTACTTGTCATTATATAATCTCTCTCATATTAATACTAAACACAATTCTTTCTTTAGACTTGTTTGGTAAAGAATAGTGTATGTCTTCTATATCAAACAAAATAAAGTCATCTTCTTTAATATTTATTTCTTTTTTATTTAAAACCAGATTTCCTGAGTGATTGTCTTTTATAGGATAATATATACCAGCTAACCAACTAGAATTTTTGTCTTCAACTGGTTTGTGATTATGTGGTTTT